TTTGTCAGCAGACGTACGTTCACAAGAAGATGTGAGTGTCGTTACGATTCGTGACATGCAACCACGTCGCAAGATGGACGAGTGGTTGGTCAAACGACCATTCCGAGGGTGGGATGGTCCAGGTGTGTTGGTTACACGTAGTGACGATGGATCACCGGATCACATTCTCATTGATCGTATTAGATCTGTTCCTTCCGTAAGGAGTGATATATCTCATATGATGTGGGAATGTACTGGTCTCTCACGACCTACTGTATCTGGTGAATGTGGTTCAGTTTTGGTCGCACTTACCCCTGGTGGACCTGTGATTGTTGGTATTCACGAATTAGGTGGTAGAGGAGTTTCATACTCCATCGATATTACCACCGATGATATTCGAGAATTGATCAGTTGCAGAGATGAATTCCAATCGGGTGTCCCATCGCTCACGTGCTCTCGTGACAAAGTAGGTAAGTTGGTTAATCTCCATAAAAAGAGTCCATTCAACTATATCGAACAGGGTCACGCTCGGATCTTCGGATCTTTTGATGGTTTTCGCACCCAACCTCGATCCAAAGTTGTCAAGACACAATTGTGTCCCATTATGGAGGAGGAAGGTTTCACCCTTAAACATGGCCCCCCAGTCATGAAGGGTTGGGAAGTGAAACACAACAACTTGAAACCTTTATTGAAACAGACCCTCGGTTTTAATCACGTCATGATTGATGCGATTGTGGAAACAATAACTCAAGAATGGTGGGAAGGTATATCAGATGCGGAGAAGTGCGAGTTGGATACACTAACCTTGAATGATACTATCAATGGTGTTGATGGTTTGAAATTCATAGATAGTATGACAATGGGCACTAGTGCTGGATTCCCCTTCAAGTGTTGTAAAAGGGAGCTATTGAAAGATCCATATGCAAGTTCAAATCGAGAATTTGTGGATGAAGTTGTCGAGCGAGTACAGAAGATCATTGATGGATATTTGAAGAAAGAGATGAGCCACGCGGTTTTCACTGCCGCCATGAAAGACGAAGCTAGGAAATTTTCGAAGATCCTAGACAAGAAGACTCGCGTATTCATGGGTGCGCCTATCGATCTGTTAATCGTGATGCGAATGGTGTTCTTGCCACTGGTACGAATTATACAGAACAACAAGGAAGTATGTGAAATGGCACCTGGAACAGAAGCTCAATCCATCGAATGGGAGATTTTAGGTAGATACTTGAAATCTATGAGTGGAGGAAGGAACAATATCGCTGGTGATTATGAAGGATTTGATACGAATACAGCGTGTGTTGTTATGTTAGCAGCCTTCGATATTCTCATTGGTTTCGCTAGGAGATGCGGAG